AACACGCTCATAGGCAGGTAGGAGGAGATCACTACGAGAAGTACTCTATTATGCCGTGGGATATCATAGATGAATACAATCTAGACTTCTACACAGGTAATATTATTAAGTACCTATTAAGGGATAAAGGAGCTAAGCTTGAGGATCTTAAGAAGGCACAACATTATCTAACTAAACTAATAACACTACATTAACAAAGAACAGATAATCAAACGAATGAACCCGGAACAGCTAGCTAAGCTGAACGGTCCTAAGACAGAGGTGGCGGATAGTCCACATGTCTATGGAGGGGATGCCAAAACTTTGGTAGAGGAAACGGAAGAAACTACACCTTCCTTATATAGAGCTATAGTAGAGGACATCCCTTATGGCTCGTCTAAAGACATAGATCCTAACGACAGTACATCACCGTCTTCTTCTAGGATGGTGTGGATGGACTTCTCTAAGACTCCAGTAGAGGAAGTTGATGTGAATACCGCAGGCTTCGTACAAGTAGTAGGAGATGATACACCTCTACCAGAGGTTACTTATACTACTACGTGGCCAGTTACTCTTGAGGGGGCCCAACCTCAGAGGTTAGGACCCGGCTTACGAGAGCAGCTGAAGGATGAGGCATTCGCTACACAGTTTACCTCACCTCTAGACGTATCCACCTTTAAAGGCAAGATGAGGGATGATGTTAAACCTTATACTAAGAAGAAAAAACACAGACGGTAATGAGTACAGGATGGGTAATTGCACTACTACTATTCTCCGCACTTATGTTAATGTTGCCTACAAGAGATAATCAATGAAATACAAAGTTAGATTAACAGGTACTAGGTCCTACGCCTCTTACACGCACAACTTTAGGGAGGAGTACTACTTTCACTACTCTGATAGAATGCAAGTGAAGAGCCTTAATAAGAGTGTTGAGTTATACGCGCCTATTAAGGATGCTGAAACTCTCCAACGACTTAATCCTCAACACGAAGTAGAGATTTACTCTGTAAACGATAAGTGCTACTTTCCTCTGTGGTTCTTCCGTAAATTTGAGATTTTTATTACTGCCGATCCTACTAAAGAATGGGGTAAAGCTTATTTCTACTATCTAATGGAAAGAGGGCAGCCGTACGAACCTACCCATCCTATCGTAGATCAGGCACCTGCCTTCATCTACAAGCCATCAGATAAGTTTCTTAATAAGAAGAGGAGTCTATCGGTTGAACGTATGTTCGGGTTTAAAATGGCTGAGCACTCACAGCTTACCATGACCGAGTTGAAAGAGTATCTCACAAATATATTCGTAAGACGTAGTAACAAGGAGCGGAAGAGCATTAAGGTAGGTATCTACTGTCCGCATGTTGGACAGTATATTACTGTAGGTCCTGATTCGTGGGGATGCTCTGAATGTTATCACGAGAGAATAGGTAAACACTTACACGAGCACGCACAGAACTATTTAAAAGTTGACAAATACTATGGAAAACACACCTAAACTAACACTTGCTCAGTACGAGTACCTCAAAGACGTAGTAGCTAAGACTATTCAGGACTATCCTGATTGGAGATTGGGACAAACATGGTTTAACGAACTAATATATGCTCATCCAGACTTCGGGTGGATACGTACAACTAAGCTAGATCCCTTCTTTAGAGACGAGGTATTGCTAGATCTATTCTTCCACATATTAGATGACGAAGCATATGCTTCCTGGACACACTCTGATGACTACAAGAGACTACATAAAGAGTGGACAGATAACCATCCGGCTACACCAGTAGATACTTCAGGTAGTGAACTATCAGACTTCGTAGATGCTCCTCTTATGTTAGAGTATCCAGTAGAGACTATATCTGGGTCTGCTTTAGAGCAGTGGGCTGAAGAAGATGCAGTATTTGAAAAAGAATATATTAAAGCTAGAAACTTAATTATGAATAACGCACAAGTTAATATTGTAAACGAGAACGAGACCACTCCCATCATCACTAATAACTCCACTAGTACTGCGACTATTACGCTAAATCCTGGCGCAGCAATCGGCTACAATCCAGGACTACTTCAGAGTAACAGCGTAACTGGGCAAGGGTTAGTATACTCAGGAAACTACGAACCTAAAATAGAGGAAACTACTAATGTGAGACTTAATATTACTACACACAGAAGTCCTCTAGAATGCGTAGAACTACTCAAGCAGATCTCCGATATGTTAGGTACTCTAGAAGATATTCGAGTACGTAATCTAGAGATTTCCCAATGGTAAACAACAAGAGGGCTACTAGTGAAGTAAAATAGTTCTAATTATTTACTCTTTTAACTTGATTAGTTTCTTATCTTTGTAAGACAACACTACATATGAAAATTAACTACCCAGCCAGAACGGATGAGCAGTTTACAGAGGTGTTGCTTTCTTTCCTTTCCTCCCTTAGACCTCCTAAGCAGCGGTTAACTAACTCAGAGATAGAACATCTTGTAGAGTTTATTAATCTAGCTCCTAAGTATCGTTCACAAATGTTTTCGACTCTGTCTAAGACTAAGGTGAAGGATATACTAAAGGCTAAGGGTAAGACAGCCACAACAGGAAATATAAACATAAAGCTGTACTCCCTAGTACGTAAAGGGTATCTTAAACGAGATGAGGATTCTGTAATAGTATTACAGCCTTCCTTACAGAAGTTACTAGATACTTTTAGGCAGACTGGGAAGCTACAGTTTTCACTTAATTTTAATCGTGCTCAAGAAGAAAATACAACCAATAGTTAAGCAAACAGCTGACACTCTCTCCTATCCAGAAGAAGTCGTAGCACACTTGATTAACTACTCCTTCGCTCGATTAAAGGAAGAGATGTCTACCTCACCTAAACATGCTAAAATACGAGTCTACCATCTAGGGTCTTTCGAGGTCCTAAAACCTGCACTACGCTCTGAGATACTATACACAATAGGTAAACTAAGATTAACGCGCACACAGGAATTGATAGATAAGTTAAATAGTCTATTACAACTACGACATAAAGCATATGCCTACGCAAAGTCAAGAAAATTTAAACAGCGTTTTGGAACCTGGCACTATAAAGCTGCTGGGGGACCGGACACTACTGAAGCTCCTTCAAGCTGAAGACCACACTACCTTACCAGGCGGTTTAATTAAACCTCAGTTTGAGAACTACGAGACTGATGGCGGTAAAGCTTCCTCTCGTATATCTTCCCGTAAGTACCTATCTATTGGTACAGTACTTGCTACTAACTCCCCTGATCTAAAGGTAGGAGATACTATTACGGTTATGCCTTCTTGCGCTAACCCTACATACTTCTTCCCACTAGATAGATCACAACTCGCACCTACTTTTGATGGTACAATACTCGTACCGAATACAATGATTGAATGTAAAACAACCAACTAATGGCTACTAAATCAACTAAGGCGGCAGCGTTCGTCGATATTAAAGAATTCAAATCAGTACAACTCGAACTCGAACAAGCTAAGATTGTTGCTAACAACAACATCCAACTCGCTACTTTCTTTGCTAATGCCCAGATGCAGATTGACAACCGCATCATGGAGACTCCTTTTAAAGGAAACATTAAGAACTCCTTTTTCTGGGTAGTTGCTAACTGGAAGGAACTGATTAAGCTGGTAGAATTTATCGTAGAGATCGTTAAACAAGTAAAGCAGAAGCTCGAAGATCTTCGTAAAAACGCTCCACAACCTGATGCTAAGTAGTTTTGACATAACTCAAGACTTCCATAGCACCAACCCTCACATACGAGTACTATTACCACAAACAGAAGGTATGCCCTCATCTCACATATGGGGGCTCTTTCTCTTTGCTCACCCAGACTCGAAACTCTTTAACGAAACACCTACTACGCGTAAGCAGCTAGTTGTAGAGTTCTTAAAAGATCCTACCTTCTCCTTCGAAGATTATGTCCCTCTACTAGAGGATATATCTAATAAGGTACTTACGAAGGCTCAGCGGTCATTGATGATATGGGAGGAGAAGCTACACGAGCGTGAGGCTCTAATGGCTTCTGTTAAATATGATCTTAACAACTTCGAGGTTGTTGACAAGTTGATTACAGGGACTTCGAAGCTCTGGGACCAGTACGACAATATCAAGAAGGCGTTAATGAAAGAGGAAGCCAAGACATTTGGTGACCAAGAAGAATCAGCATCTGAAAAAGGTTTAATCTAATGAATAAATTATCGGACTTCGTATCTAGGGCCTGGTTAGCAGGCTATAACAGAGGAACTAATTGGATGACGCGTACAGAACTTGAGAAGAAGAAAATGCTCAAGGCGTACCTAGAAGAAGTTCCGGATAAATACTATACAGTTATGACATATAATGTACTTGACGTACTAGCTACGTACATGGAGAATACCAGGCAGACTAACGAATCCCGCAAACATTCTTATGAGAATTGTTTTAGAGCGGGCTCTCGTTACGAACGCTGGTGTGAAAATGAGGATACCCAAGAAGATGACGATAGGGCTCCAGACTTTGACCAGTGGTGGGAATATCATAAGCCTGTGTTCCATCTCGACCTAGGATACATAGGATATATAGAAGGTTGCTACAAGCTTGGAATACCCCCTCATGCTTACGAGGATTGGCTAGGAGCGACTCAATCAGTACCTGACGTATATACTAAGCTAGATGAAGAAACTCGAAGATACAAGGATAAAACAACGCTGCATAAGGTGTAGTGCTTTGTTTATATATACTGGCGGTAGAAACGCTAAGTCTCATCCCTTATGCTGGGATTGCAAACAGGCATTTGGGCAGAGAAACGACGAATATGAAGTTATGGTTTTAGACCATTCTAGCAACTGATTACTACTATTTCTAAATAAGAATAAGCAGGTATATTTTTCCATACTTCCAAAAGTATCATTTTTTCGTTATTTATAACGTATTTTGCGCAAAAACAGGTCAGATATGGCCTTTTTCTATAGAAAAATGAAATTATCACACAAAAAATCGACTGACGTTTTCGTCAGTAAAATGGCCAAATCACTGACGTTTTCGTCAGTACTTTTCATATGAAAACAGTAAAAGTAACAACTAACCTAGATTTATCTAAATACGTAGACATCGAGACTGGACAACCGATGTTGGATTTATTAGATAAAGATACTTCCATTAAAGTCCTGAAAGATACCGACCTAGTACTAATTGACTCGAAGGACTATTTTGTCACAGACGTTGAGGTTCTTACACAGCTTATTAAGGATAAGATCATAAATGTTAAGGACATCGGGTATATAATGTTAATGTCTCGCACGCTGAAGACAGAGCATAACGCTACCTACAATTATACTATACCGCATACTCTTGAGTCTTTATCAGAGCTACTTGACTTATCCTATGACAGGACAACAGTTCTCATCAAAAGACTGTACAACAAGAACATCATGTACAAACTAGTTACGGTGAACGATACGCTCTACTGTATGAACCCTTACCTCACACGTAAGCGCAAGACTCTGTCTAAAGAATTAGTAGCAATCTTCAACAAGTTCGGTAAACAACCTAAGAAAGTAAAAGCAAAGAAGTAATATGACTAAGAAAGTAATCACTTCCCCACAGGAAGCTCTATTGAGAGGAGCAAAAGTACTGGAACAAGCAGTAGCATCTACACTAGGTCCTAAAGGCCGTACAGTTATTATCGAAGACCATCAAGGTAAGGCCCTCGTTACTAAGGATGGCGTGACTGTAGCACACAACATTACCTTAGAAGATCCAGTCGAGAACTTCGGTGCTATGCTAATTAAGCAAGCAGCTCAGATGACAGCGCGTAAAGCTGGTGACGGAACAACTACATCCACCATTATCGCTACAGCCCTAGCTACAGCAGCTTACGACGAGGTTGCAGCAGGTAGACACGCTATCGACATTAAACGTGAGATTGACACAGAAGTAGATCGACTTATCACACACCTTAATAGTGTATCGACACCTGTTACACTAGACGATATTCTTCCTATCGCTACTATCTCTGCTAACAACGACTCTGAAATCGGAGAACTTATCCACAAGGCTTACGAATTCGTGTCACTACAAGGATTAATCGCCTTAGAAGAATCTAAGACTGGTAAGTCACACATCACTCTTAACGAAGGTTACAAGTTTGATCGTGGTTTTGTATCTCCCTTTATGGTAACTGATAAGAAGAAGCAAGAAGCAGTGTTTGAAGACCCACTTATCTTTATCGCTGAGAAGAAGCTTCGTACACCAGAGGATGTGTTCCCTGCTATGCAGATTGCACTCCAACGCAACAAGCCTCTCCTTATCATTGCAGACGAGATCGAGATTCAAGCTCTTCAAGTAATCCTTGCTAACGTTCTTCGTGGCACTATCAAGGTATGCGCTGTCAAGTCCCCTTCTTACGGGCTCAACCGTAGTGAAGTGCTCCGTGACATTGCTGCTCTTACATCCTCTACAGTACTCTCGGACAAAGAAGGTATGGATACTAACTACATGGATGAAGGGCATCTAGGTACTGCTAAGAAGGTTATTATTACTGCTGATTCCACTACCATTATAGATGGTAAGTCTTCTCCTGAAGTGAAGACTCGTATAGAGATGATTGAGAACCAACTCTTGAAGGAATCCGTCGATGACTACGTTACTACCCAACTGACTGGTCGTCTAGCCGGTTTGACTGCTAAAGTTGCTGTCCTACACGTAGGTGCTGCTACTGAATCTGAACTTGCTGAACGTAAGGCGAGAGTAGACGATGCTCTTCGCGCTACTCGATCTGCCATCGTTAAGGGTTACGTACTAGGTGCAGGAAGAACGTTATTTGATCTTGCACAACAAACTAAGTGTGGTCCGCTAGCTTTCGCGCTTACTGAACCAGTTAAGCGCTTAGCATTATCAGTAAATCTAGACGTTGAGCAACTATTTGCTGTTATGAAGGACACCAATCTTATGGGACTTAATGCCAAGACAGTAGAGATTGAAAACTTAATGTCGGCCAAGATCTTTGACCCCACCCTAGTTCTAGAACAAGCTATCATCAACGCTGCCTCTGCTGCTTCTATGATACTATTATCATCTACCGTTGTGCACAACGTAGACAGAACTCCCCCTTATAACCCTGGAACATTAGATGATTTATCCGCCTAATCCGAGAGAATTTATTATTGAGGTGCCAAGCCTACATCCACTGTCGGTTGATTACCTCACTTTCTGGAGAGAGCAAAAACGACGTTGTATTGAAGGACATTGGGTGGGTGGCTACTATATGCCGCCTGCCCTTTACTTTTATGTGAACTTTGGTACTATTAAGAAGAATGAGAAGGGTAGTAAGGTTAAGTCTCTAGCCCGCCCTAACTTACGTGACCTAGAATGGTTATTCTTTAGACACTACACAGAAGCTAAAGGCTTCTCTGGCTTTGAGGATGATCCAAGTATAACCTGCTTTCGGGGATTAGTTGATCCGCTCTACCCAGAGTTTCTTTACCCACCACATGTGTACAGGACTGATGGAACACTAAAAGATTATGAGCCAGCTAGGACCTATCTAGAGAGGTTTCATCCACGCCACTACCAGTTACCCGTTTACGATAACGAGTGTAAGAATGTTATGATGTTGGGCTCTCGTAATATCGGTAAGTCGTACATGGTAGGTGCAGGACTGATACCTCACGAATTCCTGTTTAACGGGGCAACTAGGTACAACGAAGAGACCATACTTAAACCGCAAGTAGTAGAGCTTCTAGTAGGTTCAGCAGATTCTTCTAAGTCAAGGGACATTCTCAACAAGACTCAGGACTGCTTCGATTTCTTACCAGGCAAGATGGAAGCTGGTGGTAGACTTTATCCTGCTCCTTTCGCTAAACGTACATCAGGTTCTTGGGCTGTCAACTCCGAGGTTGTAGCTGCTTATAAGAAGAAGATGGATGGTGGATGGGATAAGTCGGGTACGAAGTCTAAGATCATGCACAAGTCCTTTAACGCTAATCCGTTCGCTGCCCAAGGTACTCGCCCTACTCTATTGGTTATCGAAGAATGCGGTCTGGTTGCAGAGCTTAAGGAGATATACCAGCACACACGTGACAACCTTCGTAACGACTCAATGCAGAAAACAGGCATCCTTATGATGCTTGGAACGTCTGGTGACATGGAGAAAGGTTCGTTACCGGCTTCTGAAATGTTCTACCAGACAGAGCAGTACGACATCCTAGCGATGGAGGACACGTACGAGTTTCGTGGTAATATCGGATTCTTTATACCAGGTTATCTAGCTATCGGGGAACTTAAGGATGCTAATGGTATCTCAATGATTGATCTTGCTACTAAGAAGATCGAGGCTGAGCGCGAGAAGTATAAGGGCACGTCCGCACTTACGCGTATTATCCAATACCACCCGCTTGTTCCTTCGGAGATGTTCTTAACTAAGTCTGCTACGATATTCCCTACTCCAGAACTTCGTAACAGAATGACGTACGTACAGAATCATAAGATATACGAGCTGGCGGAGAAGAAAGCTGAGCTATACTTTGACCCCACATCTATTTACAATGGTGTTACGGCCAACATTAATCCTTCATTAAAGGCCATATCTAAGTTCCCTTATAGCGAGGACGATAGAGAAGGTTGTGTAGTCATATACGAACACCCGCATCTAATAGATGATCGAGTTCCAGAAGGCGCTTACATTATTGGATGTGACCCCTACAAAGATGACTCACAGACAGGAACATCGCTAGCTTCTATTTACGTGATGAAAACCAATAAGTACTTTTCTACTGTAGGACACAACGAGATAGTTGCCTCCTACATCGGACGTCCTTATCTAGGTAAGAACCAAGTAAATGAAACTTTACATAAGCTTTCCATGTTTTACGGAAACGCTAAGATATATTTCGAGAACAACGTTGGTAACGTCAAAGATTACTTCGAGAAAGTAAGAAGACTTGATCTACTAGCTACCCAACCTGTGACTGTCTTCAACAAGAAGGCCACACACTTATCCTCCCCTTCACTTATCTACGGCTACCCTATGTCGAATGATAAGATCAAGTGGGAGGCTTTGCAGTATCTACGTACTTGGTTACTAGACGTCAGAGAGACTACTGATGGTAAGACCACACGTAACCTAGACATGATATGTGATCTAGGACTACTGCAAGAATTAATTTCATTTAATCTAGATGGCAACTTTGACCGAGTGATGAGTCTGCTAGGATGTATTATAGGTCTAGAAGAGACTACGAATATATCCAAACGAAGGGAGAAACACGATCAGTCAATGACTCCCATGCGTGAACAATTTAAGAAACTATTTATAAATAACTCCACAATATTCCATGCAGGATCTACCCAAACAACGTCTCTCTTTCAAAAAGAAGTCGGAGGATGATTTTCAGTGGGCCAAAGACACAATAGACTCCCTTCTAGCTAATACCTTATTCTCTCACGACCCAGCAGATGTATCAAACACTGACTACGAGCGTATGATGTCTAACTACCAGTTATACAACAACGTAATTAATCAGAAAGACTTTGCTCGTGATTGTAACCCACTGGGTATAGATGTAGGACAAGTCCAAGACATAATTCGCCCCTACAACAAAACATATAATAAGATACAAGTACTACTGGGAGACGAGCTTCTTCGCCCATTTAATTACAAAGTAGTACTAGCTAATTCGGAAGGTGTGCAGTCTAAGATGGCTCACCGAGACTCTCTGCTACGCTCTTATATTTATTCCGAGATACAGAATACGATTTCCTCTATCTCTCCTATGTACCAACCGGAGTTACTTGAGGAAGGTACTCAACACATTATGCCTCCAGAAGAGATAGACCGCTACATGTCTACTAAGTATATGGATGCAAGAGAAATCTTGGCCAACAAGATTCTCAACTATCTTACTAAGAAACTCTCTCTTAAAGAACTTAAGAATGAAGGCTTCAAGCACGCGCTTATCTCTTCTATAGAGGCTGTATATATCTCTATGGAGAATAACGAGCCTAAAGTAGAAGTGCTTAACCCGCTTAACCTGTTCTTTCACAAGTCTCCAGAAACTAAGTATATCCAGGACTCTTTGTACGCGGGCTACCGCTCTTACATGACTACTGGTGAAGTTTTAGATCTATACTCCTCATATCTTACACAGGAACAGATACGACAGATAGAGGAAGAGAAAGGTGGCTCCACACTACGCACGGTTCTGCCTAAGAACAACGCCACATACGGCCACCGTCCTTACGAGACTAATGGCGTGTTTGGGTCAGGCGCTAACTCGCCCTACCACGTAGTAGAACATGTAGAATGGGTATCTCAGAAGAAAGTAGGGTTCCTTACCTACACTACTGAAGACGGCCCACAAGAGACCATAGTTTCCGAAGACTTCGTTGTACCTAAAGATGTGATTATAACTACGGTTGTTAAGGAATACGGCAAGAAATGCAAATACTATACTTGGGACGATCCTACCACTTCTTATACACTGGAGTGGAGCTGGGTACCTGAAGTATGGCAAGGCGTACGTATAAACCACGACATCTACTGCCAGATAGGTATGGTACCACACCAATTCAGATCTATGGACAATCCTTTCGAGGTTAAGCTTTCTTACCATGGCGTAGTTTACAATGCTACTAACGCAGCTCCCACCTCCTTAATGGATAGGATGAAACCATTCCAGTACCTGTACCTAATAGTAATGCACAGGCTTAAGAAGTTGATTGCACAAGACAAGGGTAAGGTGTACAATTTGGACACATCTATGATTGATCCTGACTTAGGATTAGAGAAGACTCTGTACTATATAAACGATCTTAATCTGAATATCTACAACTCTTTACAGAACGCAGATATGCCAGGACAAGCGCAGCGCTCCTCAGTTCAGAACTCTACTGATATGGCGAATACGGCTCACATTATGAATTATGTGAATCTTCTAGCTGCCATTGACCAGCAAATCTCTGACGTAGCTGGTGTAACCAGACAGCGTGAGGGCCAGATAGGACAGAACGAAGCTGTTACTAATGCTCAGTCTAACATACAGACGTCCGCTGTTATTACAGAGATCTACTTCTTCCAGCACAGTGTTCTGTGGCAGGACATCTTAGCTACTCTTCTTAATGTGACTCAGGCCGCTTGGAAAGAGAAATCTATTACTAAGCAGTTTGTGCTAGATGATATGTCACTAGCTACACTCCAGATCTCTCCAGCAGATTTAGACAACGCACAGTTCTCTATATTCGTTACAGACTCACCTAAAGAACTTAAGCTATTCGATAACTTACAGATACTGGCTGACCGAGCACTACAGGCTAACAAGATTAAATTCTCTGATTTGGTATCTATTTACTCCTCTACTTCTACCGCTGAAGTTAAAGGATTACTACAAGCTTCAGAAGAGTCTACATCGAAAGAACAGCAAGCTCAAATGCAGGCTGAGATGGAGCATCAACAAGCTCTTCAACAGGCTCAACAAGCTTACGAAGCTCAAGAAAAAGAGAAAGATCGTCTACATGAAATCACTATTGCTGAGATCGAAACTTTCAAATTTGTTAAGGAACAAGATGCTAATAAAAATGGTTTACCTGACCAGTTTGAGATAGAAAAGTTCGAGAGAGAGGCAGCACAAAAAGACAGAGAATTGGACATAAAAGAGGCCATTTCTAAAAAGAGGGCTACTAGTGAAAATTCTTAGTTGCATTTTTTTAGCCTTTAAAAAAACAATATAATTTACCTTTATGGAAGATTTTGGATTTGAAGATCTATTAAAAGACACCGCATTTAATAACGCTCCAGCAGTAGCAGACCCAGTCCTTGAACCAGCCCCTCTACTAGAGGATGACGATGTAATAGACGACAAGGAACCTGCCGCACAAGTAGAACCTGTTGAAGTTGAAGAGAGTGATGAAGATGATAGGATTACACCTACATTCGAGTTTCTTAAAGAAGCTGAATTTCTAGACTTACCTGAGGACTTCGTGTTTGATGGTAGTGCAGAGAAGTTTCAAGAAGCTCTCGAACTCTCTAAAAAGGTGGTGTACGAAAAGACGGCTGACGCTTTCTTTGAAGCTCTACCAGACCAATTTAAACCTCTACTGACATACGCTCTAAAAGGGGGTAACTCAGTAGATGATTATGTTAAACTTTACTCTACGCAAGCTTTCGAACACTTAGACCCTAACAGCGAAAATGACCAGAAAGCTATCTTATTTCAACATTACAAGACCACGTCTAATTACGACGACGCTAAAATACAGCGTATAATTGCCCGCCTCAATGAGGATGATTTACCCGAAGCAGCGCAAGAAGCCTACAATGAGCTACTTGAAATGAAGACTGAACGGCAAGCGCAATTGATCGCAGATGCTGAAACAGAAAAACAACGCCAAATTGAAGACAGTAAGAAACGAGTTGAAGAGCTTACAAAAGCTATCGAGACTACTCCACTATTAGACAACACACGAAGAAATAAAGTAAAAGGTTTCTTCCACAATCGTTTAAATGTAGGAGGTGTAGAAACTACTGAATTCAATTACACCGTGGAAAGGATCTTCAACAATCCTGAACACTTAGCCCAACTAGCTGATCTACTTACAGACTACGACCCTAAAAAAGGCATATCTACTAAAAGAATAGAGCAGAAAGGGGCTACGAAAGAGACAAATAACTTTAAGACATTATTAACTGAAAAACTTAATTCCAAGCCCAAAGCGTCACACACTGGAGCGACCAGTAACGAACCACCGAATTTCTTGGAAAAATTCACTGAACTATAAACATGCCCGCACAATCTTCTTTAATTATTAAGAAATACGACGGCTTTGGTGGCAACTTCGTAGACTCCCAGTACTTGGGTGCTGCATACGAAACAGGCAAACCACACGTATTCCAAAACACCCTGGCTAAGATCTATTCTTCTAAGTCAGACTTCTTTAACATCAAGCCACTGACTTCCATGATCGGCACCAAGAACGTAATGGAAATCGACACAGAGATCTATCGTTGGAAACTGCAAGGCGCAGAAGAGCGTACAGCTCGCATCGTAGAACTGCTTGATGATGCTAACACTACCTCAGGTTTGAACAACACTACATTCCGCATCAAGTTGGATGTAGACTACTACTCTAAGCCTGACGTCCTTCTTCCAGAAGACAACAACATTCCGCTTGCTATCGTTGATGGCCCTATTCAAGACGGTACTGGTTACATTTACATCGTTAAATGCCAGACTGATTCCCCTACCGTATATCTTCCACAATCTTACATGCAGCCAGGTTCCCGCTTTACTAAAGGCTGGACGAGCGTAGCTAGTGAGCTGAACGGCGACTTCGGTGGTCAACAGGCTCCTAACTCCTTCATGCTGGAAAGCCAAGTATCTTTCTTCGCTCAGAAGATTACAGTTACTGACCGCGCTATGCGCGAGCAAGGCCGTTTAGGTGTAGATTTCCTGGTTACTGATGCTATGGGCCGTGAGTCTAAAGTATCTAAGTTCCTTCCTTTCTACGAAGCCCGTATGTGGGATACTTTCTACAAATCTATGGAAGTTCAAATGTTGTTGGGTAAAAAATCCAACTCTCCTGACCTTTCTGGCTACATGATCAAAACTGGTCCAGGTCTGCGTGAGCAGGTTAAAGACGGTTGGACTGAAGCGTACTCTACTCCACTGACTGTAGCACGTCTGCGTGACTACCTGATGTCGATCTTCTTTGCTCGTAATGATGTACAGAATCGCCGTATCCGTGTAGTAACTGGTACTCTTGGTGCTATGATGTTCCACGAAGCTATCTCTGCTGTCGCCTCTGGCTTCTTGACAGTTGATACTAACTGGATTCAATCTGCTCCTTCAGTAGGTTCTACTCCAGGTCTGGCATTCGGTGCACAGTACGTACGCTACAATGCTCCACAAGGTATCACTGTAGAACTGACTGTTAACCCTTTCTATGACTCCGTAGAATTCTGCAATCGCTACCACCCACAATACCCAGCATACCCGATTGATTCGGCTCGTATGACGTTCCTCGACTTTGCTATGCAAGGTGGTGAATCTAATATCTCTATGCTGCGTGTTAAAGATACATTTACTCACGGTATCGTTCGTGGCCTCGTAGGACCTAATGGTGTTGCTAAAGGTAATGAGATCTCTGGCTTAGTTAACTCTTACACTGTAGGTGTTCAAGGTTCCATGGGCTTATTCATCCGCGACGTAACGTTAACTGGCGAACTGATTTTCGATTACGACTACTAGATGTATACTGAACTACTCAAAGCAGCTATAGAAATGATTCTTCAACTCTTTAAATTCCGCGCTAAGCAGGATGTTGAAAGAGACACTATGAAGGTTCAGCTTGAGCGAGTAGTTAAGCTATACGATGCGATGAGCAGTCTTTTATCTATGAAAGATATACAGCGCGTCTTGGTATTAAAAATCGAAAACTCCGGCGGCCTAATAGATCCCAAAGTACAATTGTACGTATCAGTTTTACACGAAGACTACACCTTTCCTGTAGTTTCTGTGAAAACCAAGTATAGTAAACTGCCTATAGATCAAGTGTACGTACGTATGCTGCACACACTTATTCAGCATAACAGCGTTCATTATATCATACCAGAAATGGAAGAGGGCCTTCTTAAGACTATTTACTCATCTTCTGGTATTAAAGCAGCCGATGTCTATTACTTAGGATCAGATCCAAAAGCTGTATATATTATGTCTGTATCTTCTACATCAAGTACAGAAGTGTTTAAAACTGACGAATACAAGCTTAATGCTACAATTGCTGTAGAACAAATTAAAAAATCACTATGGAACAAAGGTACAAGTTAGCTACTCCAGTTTTGCTTGGCACCTTATTAGGTATACTTCTTAATAAGAAGAAGGATGCGCTCACTATTTCGATAGAGGTGGTATCCGGTGTAGCCACAGCATTCTACTTAGCTCCCTACATAGTAGAGTACTTTAACTTTCCAGAAACTATCACGGCTTTCGGAATAGGAACAGCCTCTTCTAAAATATGCCTAGCCATATATAATTATTTCGGGAAGAAAGACCCAATTCAAACAATCATAGAAAATGCTTCCGTAAGCGTTAGCTCGGAAGGTCTTGACCAAAACAAGTAAAAATGTCTAAATTAGTTTTTGTTTACTCAATCCACTTGCAGGAATCTGCCACTGGGTTATCAAATTTCGTATCTCCTTCATCAGGAATAAAACTAAAGAAGAGGAAAATGGGCAGATGTACAGATGTTATATCTGCCCTATACTCTCCTAAGGTAGGAGGATTAGGTAATTATATCTCCTACACACCTTATGTAGATCCTAAAACCGGGATGACCAAGATTGGTGAGAACGGTGAACCTGTGATGATGCAGGAAATGCTTGAGAGAAAGTGGAATAAGCCGGCAGGCTACTTCGCTAATACACCATTTGTAGCCGGTACTAAACCACTTGATGAGAACCTTTCTTACTTTCAACGTAAGAGCTGGATTCTTCAAGACGGTTGTACTGTGTTTGACCTTAACAATATGGATGATGAGATGGGGTATTACACTCTACTTGCTTCACCATATGTAGCCAACTCTGAAACAGAATGGCGTCAACACAAGTGGCCTCGCGCTACACACTATATCGCCTTAGAGAACGAATCAGACGGTCTTAAGTACCAGAAGACGGCTATCAAAGTTGCTGCTATGTCTGCGCTAGGTTCTGCGGAACTGACTGAAGTATACAAACGCAAGCTCATCGCGTTACTAGGTTTATCCTCAGTAGGCGCTTCTTCCAAGATGACTACTGAACAAATCTTCAACACCTTGTTCACGTATATCGAATCTTCGTCTTACACAGCCGGATCTAACATCGAGAAGTTTATGAATCTTTATAACTTACTTAAGACCAATGATGGTAGAGAGAAGTTTGAAGCTATGCACATTCTTAAGTATGCTATTGAGTCTAAAGTCGTTTACGAACGACAAGGCTCATACTACTTCGTACGTCCTGCTGGTCAAGTAACTATTGGTGAAACATATGACGAGGCTATCGAATACATTCTCTCGCCCAAGAGAGGTCCTGAGGTAGAAGAGATGCAACACCTATCCAATAAATAATGTCAATACAAGAGTTTCATTACGCATTTAAGCTCTCAATGGACAGGATTGACACCTTATCAAATATTGATTTCAACCCCTACGAGATAGACTTTTTCTTAAATGAGGCTCAGACAGTATTTGTTAATCAAAGGTTTTCAGCCTTATCCAATCTGAAGTACAAGGGGGTAGAAGCTACACAAAAGAGAATAGACGATCTTCACACACTTATAATTAAGTATCCTATACAACCAAGTATAACTCCTGTAAAGGATTCTGGTGTATACGAAGTTAACCTATCTAACTTGGAGTATCCATACTTCCACATGATGTCTGCTTACGCGGACGTCCTCACATCACCTAACTGTGAAAGCCAGATTGTGTTGAAATTCGTTCAACATGACGATTACAGAGAACTTCTTAAGGACCCTTTTAATAAGCCTGGACAGGAGTTTCTTCCGTACAATTTCGGCCTGTCTTCAGATAGAACCAGTCCTTCCATATTTATATACCCAGGTACGTACACTATTAAGAAAGTATATATCGAGTATTTAAAGACCCCTAACAGAATGTCGTTAGGTAATTACACATACCAAGACGGTACAACTTACCCACCAACTACGTCGGACCTACCGACAAACGTTCATCTTGAGTTAGTAGATATAGCGGTGCAGCTAGCCTCCTTGGCAGCTCAGTCGCCAGAGTATATACAGCTCAAGAACCAAAAAATAACTATTCATGAGTAATATCAGAACCACGGCGCGCCGTGTTGAAAATTTCCTTGTTGCTAAACAAGGTCAAACAGCTATCCCGACTTCGGGTAACCTGTACACTCCAGGCACTTTGGCTGATGGCCAATTGGCTGTTGTGTGTGCTTCCTCTTTCGGAAGTGTAGGTTTGAATGTCTATACAGACGCTACTCCTACAATCACTGAAGCTCCAGTTATCCAAATTGCACAAGGTAACTCTACTTCTACTACATCACAAACTGCAACTGCTACCTACCCACTTTGGGTTCGTCCTTACGAAGTTTCCAAGCCTATCGACGGTCGTCGGGAAGTACGCGTAACTAAGCAGTCTTACCGCGCACCTTCTTTCTCTACTTGGTACTTGACTGAACCTAACGTTCTGTCTAATACTGCGTACATGATGGAGATTGCGTTCAAAGGTCGCCGCCAAGAAGAGATGTACTCTCTTCAAGAGCAGTCCTCTCTTAACGTAGGTTTCACCACTCCGGATTTCTCATCCACTGGTTTGAACCTTAACACTAACCAAGCTCAAGGCTGGATTCTGAACAACGTTGCTTACAACGTTAACCGTAACTCCAAAGCCCTGACTCCAGGTGCTCGCTTTGCTCAACAGGCTCCAGTTGTTGCTTTCTCGATTCTGAAAGCTGGTGGTTCCGGTGTAGAAATTGGCGGTGTTTCCCCAATCGCTGCTGCATCGTCTGTACCAGTAATCACTACTCCACAAGGTACTAAGAACTTCGTGTTCACTGCTGACCAAGCTACAGCTATTAAAAATGCTGCTCTTGCTATCGCAGGTGGTGTTATCGCTGACCTTACTTGGACTATCGAACCTGCTACCTATACTGCTTCCCTCACTGCCACTAACGATGCTATCCTCTTTATGGCTCTTGACGAAACTCAAGTATATGTAGACTACGTTCCACAGGTGAAAGTACGCCTTGGCGTAGGTCTGCGCACAGGTTTCGATATCACACAAACCACTCTTACCCAAACAGGTTATGCTGACGAAGGTCAAGGACAAGGTCGTGTGCTCGATCTAATGTACAAAGCTACTGAAGGTCAACGCAAGTACGCTAACCGTCATACTGAAGATCCGGTCATCACTTTCCCTTCTCCAGTTGATACTGCGCTTGTTTACACTACGTATACAATTCATCACAGCAACGTAACAGAAACTGATATGTTTAATCAGTTGGTTCGTCCAGCTAAAGAGATCGTGCTTATCCCACAATACTCTACTGGTACAACTACCAATCCATATTTGGCCACCTTCGAAGGTGTACTGAACAACTGGTTGGCTTCAGCTGTTTCTAATGCTTCTATTGTAACACCTGAATAACTCTAAGGGGATCTTCGAAAGAGGGTCCCCTTTTTTTATACCCTAAAACAAACTAAACAAATGTCACTCTCGTTAGACAGAATAAGAAGGGTTAACATTCCCTTAAACGTATCCAACAATCCTAACAACCTATCTCAGGCTCAGGCAGGGATACAAATGTATAATGACTCCGTAAACCTTTACGAAGCCATTCTGTTAGCGACTGCTGCTATAACATCTACTACTGACTTAGTTCCTACCTTTGACGCTACCACTGTAACTATTACACCTTCTACTGGTGCGGCTGCTGTTCTTACGGCTGCTACTACCCTACAAGCCGGTGTAATGACTGCTACTAATGTGACAAACCTTAACGGTTTGCTCGCGTTGGACGGTGTAGCTTCTGGAGCAACTAACTTAGGCACGTTCTCAGGCAACATTATTAGTAACAATACCACTATTAAGAACGCCCTACAAGAACTAGAGATTGCTATAGAGACGGCAGGTTCTCCCACTACAGGAGACATACTTTCTACCACCTTAACTATTACAGGAGGAACTAATAAAGTATTCACTTCAGACGTAACTATTAATCTTGATCCAGCTACAATAGACTTAGCGGATCTCACAGGAACTATCCTGCTTACACAACTTCCTGACGGAACAACGGCTGGAGATATCTTTATCTGGGATGGTACAGAGTGGACGATTGACCAACCCACTCTATCTGCACACAACTCCCTCTCTGGCATACAAGGCGGATTATCAGGTGAGCGCTATCACTTAGCTCTCTCCCTCTATAATAAACTAACAGCTTCCCCCACTAATAGACTTATTGGTAGGTCCACAGCAGGCACGGGCGAGATAGAAGCCATAACTCCTTATAGGAGTGTGGCCTTGTCGGGAAGCAATCTAGGACTACTCAACGACGTAGATACGCCAGGCAACTCTTACTACTATGGTACTAATGGATCGGGTACTAAAGGATACCACGTGCTTTCTAATGGTTCACTAACTACTATAACTGGTACTGATAACGCGGACTTAGAATGGACTATAACTAATCCAACTACAACGCCTGATCTAGAACTTACTCTTACGGACACTACTGTTACGGCAGGTTCCTATGGAGCTGCGGCTAACACATTAGTTCTTACAGTAGATGCCAAAGGACGCTTGACTGCACTCAACACCACGCCAATTGCGATAGTTTCTACACAGATGACAGACTTCGTCACAGAGGTACAGAACACAATAGCTGCATCTCTAGTAGCAGGAACTGGCATCACTATAGATGATACAGATCCATCTGCTATTGAGATATCTGCTACGGCTGTTCCATACACTAACGAAGAAGCTCAAGACGCAGTAGGTACCATTCTATTAGACTCTTCTAATATAGATTTCACTTACTCAGATGCTACTCCTTCTATTACAGCAGATCTTACTACTACTGGCGTAACTGCTGCAGCGTATGGATCTTCTTTAGGGGCATCGTACGCTACATTTACAGTAGATAATAAAGGTAGGTTGTCCACAGCATCCACTATTCCGATTCTTATACCATCTACGGCTGTATCTGACTTCTCAGAAGCAGTGGACGACAGGGTATCGAATCTTCTTGTAGCTGGGTCGGGCATCACACTAAACTACAATGATGTAGCTAATACTCTCACTATTGCTGCTGGTAGTGGTTCAGGCTATAACATAGTCCAATCTATGGGTGTAGCAATGCCTCAACAGCCTATACTTAACTTCAATACTAATGGTTTCCAGGTAGCTAATGATGGAGCTAATACACGTACTAATGTAGGGTTAACTTCTAACTTGGCTCAACTAGGTGTAATATCTACTGGCGGCTTCTTTATGAGAGACTTGGGTGGAACTGTTGACACACGGGAAATTGAAGTAACTGGTGCAGGTGCTCAAGGTATCTATATAACTAACGGTAATGGTTTCCTAGGTAATCCTACTATAGGATTAGACCTTATTGGAGACTTTCATCTCTTACAGACACCTCCAGGCGGGGATAGAATATTCTTCTATGACCACTCTGCGGGTATATCTACCTATTTACAGGTAGGGGCTAACCTTTCTATTACTGGTACAACACTAGCCGCTACGTTCTCAGGAGCAATAGATGACTTGTCTGATGTTGTTATAACCACCCCAACCACAGGAGATTTGCTCAGGTATGATGGAACTAACTGGGTTAACTGGGTACCTAACTTCATTGCTCCTATTACAGCACCTGCTAATGGAGACATACTTTATTGGAATGGTACTGCGTGGGAAGCTATCACACGAGTCGTTAATACTCAGATAGGTCTTACAGGTAATACAGTAACTCTTCCATCTACTCCAGTAGCTTACAGAGCTCCTGACGTATACTTTAACGGGTCTTTGTTAGAAGCTGGATCAGACTATACTATAGCTGGAACTCTTCTTACATTTATATTCACCTTCACTTTATTAGATAAAGTAACAACTATATACTACATATAACATGGCAGCAACAAGAGGAAGGGTAGACAAACAGCTCATTAAGTCTACTACACCACGTTCGTTAGTATATACTGACTTATCTAATGAGCAAACATACTTTGCTCCTCCGTCTGGAGCAGATTATATTCTTAAGTGGGATAATGGTACTACTAACTTAACATGGTTACCCACTACTTCACTTATTAATATATACAACAATGACGGAACTATCTCAGGCACTCGTACAGTGTCTTTTGATAATCCGTTATTCTTTAACTATGACGATACTGTAGTTCAAACATCTGTTTCTCTTCAAGATTCAATATCACTTAATGCGTCAGATGCTACAATAGGTACGTCTATTATTACACTTACACCAGCCTTAGCTTCGTTCGTAGTTAACGATATCGGTACAGATGTAGGTGGTGGTGTAACAGTATCTCCTAATTCGGCTAAGCTGTTTATGGAGCATAACACCACCACTGATAATGTTTCTATAACACTTACAGATCAAACTGGTACTGTCTCGTCTACGTACTCTTCTTTTGGAGGTCTTAAGTACATGGCTGACTATTCAGCATTTTTTACTGACAGGTCTTTAATAGATAAAGGATTCCTAGATGCTGCTATTGCAGGATTGGTTACTGATAATATTTATACAGCAGACGGTACATTAGCTGGTAATAGAACTGTAACAGGAGAAGATAAAACTTTAGTATTCTCATTTGATGATGCTATAGATTCTACATCTAATTTAACATTAAATGCTGCTAATGTATCTTTCGGTGTTCAAAGTTCTTCTTTAGGTACTATATCGTCTTTTCAAGCAATATCTAATTCTATTATATTTTCTGCTGAAGATTTGGGTACTGGAGAACAAGCATTTACTAGTTATGATACAACTTCTATAAGTACTTCTTTGTATGGTACTACAGGTGTTCAAAGTTTTACTTGGGATGGTGTAGGAGGTATGATAGTACAGGATTCACAGTTGTCTCAAGGTATGAAGTATGCTGCTAGTTATGCTGCTTACTTTGCTACTAATCCTAGATCTATACCTGATGTTGGTTATGTTCAAACATTAATTGCAGCATCTCCTTCTGGTACTGTCACTTCAGTAGGATTATCATTACCTTCTATATTTAGTGTATCTGGTTCTCCTGTTACTACTTCAGGTACTTTAACTGGTACTCTTGCTACACAGGCTGCTAATACTATATTTGCTGGCCCTACTACTGGTGGTGCTGCTACTCCTACATTTAGGAGTTTAGTTGCTGCTGATATTACTGCTGGTGGAGGTGTTACAGGAACAGGTGCAACTAACTATGTACCTAAATGGACTAGTAGTACGGCATTAGGTAATTCACTTATCTACGATGATGGTACCAATGTTGGTATTGGTATGACTTCTCCAGCAGGAAGATTAGAAGTTAGAGGTACAGGATCTACAAACTCTACCTATACGGCTGTCTTTAGAAATAGCGCCGCACAAGCGTCATTTGTATTGTACGATGATTTAATTGGAGCATTCAATAGTAGGGTGAGTGTTAATTCTGGAAGCACAAGCGATAACAACGGTTTAGTGTCTTTAGGTGTTAAGTTTACTCCTGGTACTGAAAAGACAGGAATATTTGTCACAAATAATTTTGCCTTAGATAGTAAGGGAGCTTTATTTTCTGGAGCGCTTTATCAGAACTCACTAATTCAAGTACCTTACTGGTCAAATCTTACTCAGAATAGAGTTACCGTAAATAAACAAACGGGATCAGGATTTTTATATGGTGGAGTACATAATCCAGATACATCTTCTGGTTCCAGTTCTTATGGAGCCGGAGGTTTTTATGTTCAGTTGCAAAACTATTCAAATACTCAAAGTGGTCTTGTAGTAGGAGTTCAATCCCATCTTTATCAACAAGCATTAGGGGGAGTTACTTCTACTGTCAATGAGTATAGAGGGTATAACAGTCAGATACAATATGCTGTATCCCCTTGTATTACTGTAAATGCTTATGATTTTTATGCAGAAGCATTTAGTGGAAGCGCATCAGGAACAATTACAAACAGATACGGCCTTTATATAAATTTCAGCAACTCAGGAATCACCAACCCTTGGGGAATTTACCAAACCCAGACAACTACAAACAATCTCTTTAATGGAGCTGTGGGTATAGGCATGTCACCAGTTTCTGTGGCTAAGTTAACTGTTAAAGGCGCTGGTAATACAGGATCTACAATAGCATTTCACATTAGAAATAGTTCTAGTACAGACCTGTTTAACGTATTAGATAGTGGTAATATACTTATAGGGGTTAGTGGTACTACAACTACAAGACTATATACTTTAAGCTCTGGTAATACATCAAGTACCTACACCGCAGAGTTCCATAACTCTAGTTATAATAACGCCCTTATGATAAGGGATGATGGTAAAATAGGTATGGGAACTGCTGCTCCTACAGCCATACTTCATATTAAGGCTGGTACTACAGCAGCATCTACAGCACCTCTAAAACTAACACCTTCAGGAGCAGCACTACTAACTGTAGCTGAATCTGGAGCAATAGAGGTATTAGGTGATAGGATATACTATACTCAACCTACAGGGCCGACTAGGCAGACTTTGGCATATCTTTCTGACTTTCTATGGACTGATGCTGGAGCATTTAGTTACTTGACTTCTACTACAGACAGATTGGTTGTTGGTACTTCTACTGAACTTAATACTAATTATAAGTTACAAGTCACTGGAGCTGCTACATATCGTAATGCTGCTATCACTACTAATGAAACTGTAACAGGGTTTGTAGATATTCGAGGCGGGACTATGACTGCTCAAGCTGCTAGTACTCATACATTGGCAGGTTTGAATATTGAGGGTACGATGGTGTTTAATGCAGGAAATCAGACATTTTCTGGTCTTAGAATAAACCTCAGTTCTAACGCCACCGCCAGTCAATTCATCTTACCATTGGATATAAGCTATTCTGCTGCCAGCACTGGTACTGGCAGAATATTGAATACGGGTACTGGCGGTACAGACATAGTTTTAGGAGGCAATAATAATCTAGAGAAGTTGACTATGAGGACTCCTTTGGGCGGTACCGCAGGAGCAGTGATGCCTGGCATTTCGCTACAAAGTACAGCAGGAAACTTTTCTTGGAACATTGGAGGAAGTGCGGCTCAAATAACTGGAATATTAGCATTTTCTTTAAATTCT